TTATTAAGAATATATAAACACTTTCCATTAACCTAAGATATACTTAAAATTTTAAGTATTTATACTATAAAACATGTTCCACCAAGATTGGGATGAAGTTACCATACACGGTAAAAGTGTTACTAAAGAAAAAGAGAAGGAAAAATACGTCAAGTTCATGGGTCAAGAAATCAAATTACCTAAACGGAGTCAATATTCGGGTAAATCACCGGACCAAAAACTTGATGAAACTGAGTTAGGGACACACAAAAAGGTCAGTAAAGAAACAGGCTTAACAATCCAACGGGCACGTGTCGCAAAAAAGTATACGCAAAAAGATCTTGCTAATCTCATAAACGTATCTTCAGACATAATTTCGTCGTATGAATTGGGTAAATCAATTCCGGACCCTAAAATAATGCAAAAACTGCGTCGTGTTTTGGGCGTTAAACTCTAATCAGTATTAATATGCCAGAACCAATAGGTAAACGAATACAACTTTTACGTATACAAAGAAGTCACGCACAAGTTGAGCTTGCACACAGAATAGGCGAAACGTTAGATACTATAAACATGATCGAAACGGGTAAACTTGATCCGAACTGGTACATACTCGAAAAAATACAAAAATACTTTAAGGTTAAACTTTAAAATTTGGTCTAAATTTTAAAATCTAAATTTTATTTTTTATTTATTTTTTAAATTTTATTTTTTACTAAACTCAATAAACTAAGAAATGCTTAGTTGGAGAAGGCGAGGCCACCCATACCGGATTGCACACGGAGAACGTTGTAGTTGACCGCGAACATTTCGAGGGCGAGAGCCGTACGTTGACCCAAGGCATTGCAAGTAATCGACATTTGCGCGTTGTCGATTCTGGAGAAGTTACACGTACCAGTTGGTTGATGTTCTTCTGGCTTGAGCGCGAAGGAGTACGAGTAGACACCCGCGTATGGCGAACCGGTGTGGTGGGCAAATGGTTGCACTTGGTTAAAGTACTTACCGGATTGCTCCTTGAATCTGTCTTGGCCGTTGAGGACCAACTTAGCAGTCTTCAACGCACCAACGTTTTCTTCATTGTACGCTTGTGTACCACCGGTAGTAGTCGCACCTTGGATAAACAATGGGGCACCGGATTGGGACGTACTGCATGCGATGTTAGAAGTGGGATTCGTACCAGAGCAAACTTTGTTCAACGCGTGGGTGTTCTTGGTACCAAGGTTCCACAAGTCAATACCAGTGGAAACACCGTCAGTCACACACCAGACCAATTCCTTGACTGGGTGGTTGTAGGACAATCTGACTTGCTTGGTTCCCGACGCCTCCAAGGCATCAGTACCAGTGTGTTGAACTTGCTCGATCAAGTATTCGTGACCCTTTTGCGCGAATCGTCTGCGCTCTTCAGTGTCGAGGTACATGTAGTTACCCCACACCTTCAAGCCAGTCACGTACGTGCTAAACTCAGAGGACAAGTCAATGTCGATTCTGACTTCGTGGTATTGCAAAGCAATCAATGGCAAGGCCAATCCTGGGTTGCGGTTGAAGAAGAAGATGAGTGGCAAGTAAACTTGCTTGGTGGAGTTCCCAACTGGGTTAGTCGTCATCTTACCGTAATTGAGCTTGGACCCTTCAGCCAAGTACAATTCAGAGTACAATCTCCACCATCTTTGGTAGTGCTTGTCGATTCTTTGACCACCAATGGACAATTCCGCAGTCGAGACAATACGCTCGGCGACCCAGTTAGTATCCTCTGTGGCACCAGAGATATTCGCCAACGACGCCTTAGTAGTCGCTTCGAGGTACATGTCGCCGATCAAATCACCGTTTCTGGCGACCGTGATGGAGACGCGGCCACCGGGCCCGGCCGTACCGTTCATAGTTTGTTCGATGGTTTCCATCGCAAAGTTTGTGTGGCGTTTGTAAACCGCCTGGAAAAAAGTGACTTTTGGGTTACCAGTCAAGTAGACATCTTGGGCGCCGTAGGCGACGAGTTGCATGAGACCACCGGCCATTTTGTTTGTTTTTGTACTATAAGCAGAGATTTTTTTTTCGGACGTTTCCGCGAAAAAACTCAATTTGATTTTTCCTGATGTATATAAATGTCTAACGAACCTGTACCAGAACTTGAAAATGTCGACGAAGAAAGTGTCGACGAAACTATTGAAATTGAATCTGGATCCGAATCCGAAACTGGATCGAATATTGAAGAAGATGAACTATCTACAGTCGGAGGCGAACTCCCAGATGTCGATGAATTAGAAGGTGTTATTTATGACGATTCCGATATAGATTCTGAATTTGAAGATAATAGTCTCGATAGATTAGGTAACCTTTTAAGTTCAGTTCTTGTAAACGAAGAAGGTGAAACTGTATGTTCGGCACTGGTAAATATATCGAGACAACTCGAAGTTCAGAACAAAATTATGATAAAGTTGTTAAGTCAATTACAAAAACAGGTATAAAAAAATAGTAAGTAATAATTATAAATGAACTCGGATACCTTATACATTAGTCCGGATGCAGACCATGAAGAAGCCTTCTATAGAGATATGGCCAATCAAATAGACAATCTCAATCCAGAACAATTAATAAGGATGTTAAAACATGAAGAAAAACAACTTGGTTTATCTCCTGATAAAAATAATATAGAACTCGTCACGTTAAGTCCAGTTGAACTCGCCTATAATATATTCTTTACCGAAAGCGAACTCGATCCTGAAACAAAACAACCAAAATACGTTGATATGAAAGCAAAATCAAACATGTATAGACAAATTTTAGAAAAAATGGGACGGTACTTTAATCGCGGTAAATTGTTAGGTATACTTTCAAGTGACGAAGGTAACACGGATGATTTGAGTGTATCTTTTAGACTAAGTCGTCTGACCGATCACGTGTGTGACACTTGGAATATCGTTTTAAGTACGAACCGTGTGCATGATAGACGTAATAACCCAACAATGGTACCTCTTGAAATTAGTACAAACCCGTCACTTTTTAGATGTTCTATGCCCGATTTTGATGAACTCAACGTTTTCCAAAAAACGGTACTTGCTATTCTCGATTCCCTTTATAAAAATAATACTAGGCGTTACAAGGGATATACATGTCGACAAATTAAAACGCTTGATGGTTACGATACAAAGGCTTGGCAACAAGAGGAAGAGATTAAACCGTTTGTTCATAGAATTGCTGGTAAAGAAGAATGGTTTGAGTTATGGAAAGATTTAACATCGTCTAACGGTACTGCTATGTTTTCGCAAATTATAAAACATTTGACAGATTGTAACGACATGCAATTTCCCGAAATAAAGAAAAACAGACGTGTATGGTCATTTAAAAATGGTATTTTTATTGGTTCGATTTGGTCAGATACTACAGGATTGTGGCATACTGCTTTTTACCCGTACACTTCAAAAGAAGCCGCGTCGTTAGATCCGACGCTTGTAAGCTGTAAATACTTTGATATAGAATTTGAAGATTTCAGTAAACTTGATAAGTGGGAAGATATACCTACACCTTATTTCGATAGTGTTCTAAAGTATCAAGATTACGAAGAAGATGTTATGAAATGGATGTACATCCTAGGAGGTCGTTTATGTTTCGAACTAAATGAACTCGATAAGTGGCAAGTTATACCTTTCTTGAAGGGTATAGCACGTTCAGGAAAGTCGACTCTAATTACAAAAGTGTTTCGTAAATTTTACGAAGTTGATGATATTAAAACTCTTTCTAACAATGTTGAAAAAAAATTCGGTTTATCATCTATCCATGATGCGTTAATGTATATTGCACCTGAAATTAAAGGTGATTTACAGCTAGAACAAGCGGAGTTTCAATCGATCGTTTCGGGTGAAGAAGTTTCTATAGCAGTAAAATGCGAGAAAGCTAAAAATTTTGTGTGGAAAGTACCCGGTATTTTGGGAGGTAATGAAGTACCACAATGGAAAGATAAATCGGGAAGTATTCTTCGTCGTCTCGTTACGTTTCATTTTGGTAAACAAGTTCGTGAAAGTGATACTGATCCCACTCTTGATTCGAAATTAGAATTAGAAATGCCAAAAATTATTCAAAAATGTTTACGTGGGTATTTGGAATATGCGCAAAAATATCAGGATCAAGATATATGGAATGTTTTACCAAGTTACTTTTTTAAAGTCCGGGAACAAATAGCTGCAGCTACGAACCCATTGGAAAAATACTTACAAAGAGACGATCTTATAACCATAAATCGGAATGTAAAATTTCCATTAGACTTATTTAGGTCTAAACTCAAGGATTTCTGTAGAGAAGAGAGTATTCAGATGCCAAATTTTAATCAGGATTTTTATGGTGGTTCGTTCTACGTGCGTGATATCGAAGTAAAGAAAGAGAAAAATGATTATTGGATTATAAATAATCCCGAAAAATTAGACCGACCAGTCAATTTTAAAGACAAATATGTGGTCTATGGTGCAGCACCAATCGTACAAGAAAATGAAAAGGGATACGATGTCTCACATTATTTTTTTAATTGATTAAAAATCTCAGACTAGTATAAGTATGGATCCTCGACAATTCGTTAGAAATTCCAATGTGGAAATTAAACGTTCAAATACACTCGTTTCCACACAGTCGAAAAACGTGCCTGTTTTTACAGAACTACGTGTAGGTAAATTTAGACCGGGTATATACAACGGTGTTGTGAATAGATTATTTACAAAAGATGAATCACGTCTCGATATCAAAGATATTCTAAAACAAAAACCAAAAGGACATGCACCAATAACAGGTGGAATAACCGTAGATGTTAATGAAATAAAAGGTATATACGGAAGATTTCAAACTGGCGCTATACACACTAAAGATTTTGGTTTAAAAGGTGATTTAAATAAAAATTTCTCTTCTGCACAATTTACCGGGTACGTTATGGACGGTGTCGAAAAAAAGAATTTCAGCTTTAACATATATAAAAATGGAAAAATTCGTTTTTCTGGTGGGTTTCTAGGTTCGAAAAATCTTAAAAAACAACCCGAATCCTTGCAAAAATATATAATAGATACGTACACACAAAAGCAGGGTTTTTTGTACAATGATATATTTTATAATAATATAGGAGGTCAATTTTTAACAAATACAAATTTTCAATTATCTAAAATGACCCAAGATTTTCGACAAATGCGTATATGGGGAGTTTCTTTTATAGAATACGAACCTGAAATTTCCCCATTTCTTTATTTAAAATATAAGGAACATGCTTTTATCTTTACAACAAAAACAGGTAAGGCGGGATCGGGTATTGTTCAAATACAAGGTGAATCTAACCCCGATGATCTTGAACGTGCGTATTCCTTTGGTGTAGAACTTGTAAAAAAATTACACGATAATGGGTATACTTTAGGTTTGGTTAACAAAAATGTTAACGCGGGTAAAAAAATACTCCAAAAACTTAAAACAGGGGCTTCGACGTGTCCTAAGAATAGACGACCACCATGTAACGAAGGGTTTGAAGTTAGGAAGAATCCACAAGGGTATGATTGTTGTTTCAAAAAACCAAAACGAAAACCCACGAAAAAAAGTAAAGTACAAAATACAAAAAATACAAAAATTACTTACGATAAAGACGGTGTAATGAAAATAGGAGGACGTAAATGCGAGCGTCTTACTAAACCAGTTTTATTAGAAGTTTCTAAAAAATTAGGAGTTGTTGGTGTAAAAAATAAAAATAAAAAAGAAGATATATGTAAAGCACTCGATAAATTAGAAAAGGGTAACTCTGATTATAAAATCAACGATAAACTGTGTCGCGAATTGAAAAAAGAACAATTAGTAACACTCGCAATATCAAGAGGTATATCAGTAAACGATACAGATACTGTAAAGGTTTTGTGTCAAAAACTACAAAATAAAAATAATATTAAAACACCAAATTCACCAAACGCACTCGCGAATGAAATGGAAAAAATGTTACTAAACATTAAGAAAAAAGAAAATAGAAAACCTACTAATATAAGACGTAAACTTAACGTAAACGGTATTAAAAATGATATCATTAAACTTTACGGTAAAACATGGATGAAGAAATACGGAAACGTAATAAATATTAATAAAGATGTTCGCGATGTTAAAAATAAACTTACTCAACTCGAAAAGAATAAAAATTTTGTATCTCGAAACGGTGTTTTGAAAAAAATGGTCGCAAATGATACTAAAAGAACAATGGTAAAAAATTGGAAACTTAATAAACAACAGGATTTGAAAAAGTTATTAATAGAAAAAGAAGCTAATAAAATATACGGTAAATTTGGAAAAAATACCGTTAATAAAGTTGTTAATTTTATAATGTCTTTACAAAAAACACCCGCTGTAAATAGTTCTAGAGTTGTAAATTACATTCAAACGCTAAGAGAATTACAAAGTAAACCTCCTTTACCCTTAAACAAAAAAAGAGTCGTACCACCAAAACCAAGGGTTACAAAGAGAGCCCCAATTAAGAAAAAAATATCACGTCCACAAAAAAATAAGGTTGTAAAAAAATTAAATTTTAATTCTAACTCGAATTCGAGCTCAAAATCAAATAATAATAGTAAATTATTAAACAATATCTATGCAAATTTTGAAAATAAAGCATTAAAGAATAAAAACAAAAAATAAATAAACCATGGAAAACCCGAGACGGTTACTGTGTATTCGCGTCCGACAAAATGATGTTGAAATAACTGATAATAATCATATTTTGTCGAGCGTTATAGATGCAATATACTATACTATATTAGATTACATTACAATTTATAGAAAAGATAAAAATACTACAATATCATATTTAGAAAAGGAGTATTACTTAAACGACGAATTTATGAACTGTGAAGATCCCAAATTATATATTGAAACAAACAGGGAATTCCATGATAAAGGATTAATAATGTATATATATGACAATTTTCAAAGAATTGAATCTGCAAAACATAGAAGAATGATGTTTTATTTTATGAACATCTTATATTTTCATTTATAATTTTTTCAGGTTCTGATATCTGTTTTAAATGTTTACCATGATATGAAAAATCGTAACCAAGAAAATGATTTTTTATCTCATCAGAAATTTTAAACGCCTCAACTTTACGAGATACCTGTGAACATATAGATTTTACTTCTAATTCTAATAATTTATCTTCTTTCATTACGAAATATTTTAAAGATTGATCTATTACACCGTTAGATTTCATTTTATGGAACATTTCGTATGATTTACCATTCGATACGTAAAAATGTTTAGGGGAATAACCTAGTATAGTTATTCTATCATTTTTATCTGTATCGCTAATCACGTGTATAAATATACAAATAAATAGTAATACAATAATTAACATTTATAAGTATCCAACATATTAAAAATATCTTTTATTTTATGACAAATGTTAAATAAAGTATCGATATCATTTACTTTTTTAGGGTCTATAATTTCAAGTTCGAGTTGATATATAGTTGATACTTCTGAATCCTTATCTAGAGTCTCACCCGCGGTAACTGTTCTATCAATTGATAAATTTTTCCTGATATAAGAACACCTTTCTTTTTTTATGTTTCTGTGCCATTCATTATTATCATACTCTTCATCGTTGATAGGTGTTTCTCGGGAAACGCTGAAACGAATATCAAAAGGTGATTTATTTAAATTTTTAAAATCAATGTTTTCGATACGTTCCTTTTTTATAAGAGTATCTTCACCAGTTTTATTATCGACAGTCAATCTAATGTTATTGTCTTCTCGTGAATAAACATCGTATGTATTTTCTTCTATCGTTTCCCAACCGGTATAAGAAGAAAAACCTCTTATAAAATCAGCGTATGTTTTATCGCCAATATTAGTATCAAAAAATGTTCCGTTGAATCTCCCTAAACGAAACTCCATTTCAATGTTTTCCTCATCTTTATATTTATCGACGATGGGTTTTATAGCATCACACAATTTATGTACGTCCATTTTGTTTACATTTTTATAATCGCGTCTTCTTCTTAAGCCTTTTTTATCACCTTTTTTTATATGCATGGTTTTAGTAATTTAGGAAATACCTGTTATTTTAATTCGGCTATACAGGTTTTATTACATATACGAGAGATATCATCTCATATATTAGATACTACTTACGAAGGTGAATGTACTTTTACAAAATCTTACGAAAAACTTGTTCGTTTATATTTTTCAACGCAGGAAACTAAAGTTTTTAGTTTAGGACCCGTCTTATTAGAATTTGTAAAATTATTTCCGAGATTCATAATCGGTATGCCTCATGATACACAGGATGCTCTATTTTGTTTAATAGATATACTTGAAAAAGGTTACCCTCGTATAAAAGATCTTGTTTATGGAGAGACTACACAAATAACTATATCACCGGTTAGTAAAAATGTATCAAAAATACCGTTTTGTGTTTATATTTTAAACGTGAAAGACAAAGTAAAAAATATAAATACAATGATAAACGAAAGTAGTAAATGGAATGTAATAGAGGGTTATGTAGATGATGCAGGTAAAAAACACCACGTTGCTACGACGAGAAATATATTTTCAAAATACCCTCAAATATTTATTGTATCATTCGATAAAAAAAGTTACGTAAAAATTGACGAAGAATTGAAAATAGGGGATAATGTGTACGAGTTACAATCTACAATAATTCATAAAGGTATTCAGTATGGTGGTCATTACATGTCTACTAAAAAAATAAATAATGATTGGTTCATCCAAGACGATGATAATTTAGGTAAACTTCATAATTTTCCTAAAGAAGATAATCATTTCGTCCTGGTCTACAATCTAAAAACTCTTTCATGTTAATATTCTCTTTTATATTTACTAATGTTCTGTAAAACGTGCGTCTACTGTTTGGAAACGTTTTATCTGTTCTTTTTTTAATAGGTTTCCACCAAAATGGACCATCCTCCCATGTTACGTACATACACTCAACAATATCACCGTGTTTTAACCATTTATAATCTTTTGTTCTATCTATTGGTATAGAAGATTCGAATATATGTTTACCTCTATCTTGAATGTATAATTTATAGACGTGTGTACCGGGTACACACCCGGGAGTTTCTACAGTTGGCTCCTTCTTTACGAGAAAATCAATTGTATTTTTATTTCTCGGTTTCCATTTAAACATTGTTTCGTGTGTTCCAATACGAATAGGTTCATTTACTGGTGTAAATATAAGACCATCCATTTCTTGTTTTATTTTTGGAAGATACTTATCCATAAACTCCTTAAAATCATCGTGTAAATGAAATTTTTTAACTTTTAATGAAATGGTATCTGTAGTTAAAATTAATGACTTTTTCACGACTTTTTCACAGTGTTGTAAACGATCAAGTAAATTCTGATTACCTACGACTTCTCCACAATTCATTAAACAGTCGTAAATCATAAATGTATTTTCGTACAATTCACCTTCAAGTATAGTACCCTTAAATACGACCGTCCTAAAATTTAATGGTACGGTAAACATTTCAAGCGCTCTGTTTATAAATACACAAGTCTTTTGGTTTCCAGCTTGTATGGCAATCATCATGTATCGCGTCCCATCTGTTTTCTCACAAACAACATAATCGTTATTCGATAAAATACCGAAATGTTTCCTTTCTATAGAAATAGGTTGACATCCGGGAAATATACCTTTACCTTTGGTACCCCAAGATTCTTCCATAAAGTGTATCGTATATTTGTAAAGAGGATCATCCTTCTTTAGAAATATCCGGTTCATTCTGTTTTATATTTTTATTATATTCTTTAATTACTTTTAACACCGGCGGCGTTTAAAATATTACTTATACACTCATGATTATAAGTCATGATTAACTTAGATTTAGGATACGCAACAATTTTGACACCGGATTCTTGAAATTTACTAAACATCGTTTCCATTTTAGGAAAAATTTTATACGAACTACCCTTTTTATCTTTTATATGTTTAATAACATTTTTAGACATTAATAACCAGCATTTAGAAGACGTTTTTTTTACGTTATAATACTCCGAACTAATTTTAGTAGCAACTTCAGTGTCAAAATGTAAACCGAACTGTTCGACAGGTTCTTTACATCCGTTTTTTACTTTAGACTTAAACATACCCCAATCTATACCTTCTAATACACCGGGAAAAACTAAACATCCAAAACTTTCAAGCTTGTCAAAACATTTTTGTAAACTATTATCATCGATTTGTATACCGAAATCTATAAAAAGTAATCTTTCGTGCGTTTTTATATATTTTGCAATTATATCTGCTTTATCATACGGATCATCATTTACAAAGACTACCTCATTTTGACAGTGGTTTTGTAAACATATTAAATTAAATCTAAGAATACTGTGTAAAGTTTTTACGTGACATGATTTACTCCGAGTAACTATTATAGTTGCAAACTTCATATTATTACATTATAGTCTAAGCCTTAAGCCTTTCTTCTAAACATCCAAAAAATGGTAAATTACCTACATGTCCTAAGGTAGTTTGAACATCTGCGAATATTTTACCCCCAATTTGTTGCCATCGTCTACAAAAAGCATAGTCTTCGGAAAGGTATCTACGGTTATCCGGATCAATCATACAATCAAAAACAGCACAATATTCATCAAAATCTCGATTTTGATGATCGTTTTTACAATTTAAATCTGTATAGTGTTCGTGCATTTTTTCAAGAGCCTTTCGACTAATAACCATGAATCCAGTTGGACCGTCTAGTACTTCTATAAAACCGTTTTCAACCGTTCTACTTGTAGCTCCTATATTAGCAACTAAACTGGATGAGAGCATTGATAAATCGCGTTCATCACCTTTGTCAATTGCATTTTTAGCCTGATCCCACATAACAACTTTTTTAGGATATATAGCAACAGAAACTTCGTGACCCGAACGAATAAGTCTAACGACTGATTTAGGATCAAAATCTACATCTGCATCTATGAACATGAAAAAATCACAATCTGATTTTTGCATAAATCTACCTATTGCAACATTACGAGCACGGTGTACTAAACTTTCATTTTCTGTAGTATCCAAAACCATCTGTATACCTTCTTTTATTAATTCAAGTTGGAGTTTAACTATACCTATCATATATTTTTCTAAACATAAACCACCGTAACATGGCGTGCTTATAAAAACGCGAGTTGGTCTATTATTAGATTCGGACATTATATACTATATAGTTAAACTTTATCCTCTAAGTATTTTTTTATAATATTTTCAATTTTATTTATAGTTGGTATAGAAACTGAACATTTTTCACATATTTCGTTTTTATTAATTTTATTTTTAAAAACAATGTAAATTACAGCTGATGCAACACTATTAGGTGTTTTACTCATTAATTGTGAACAATTTTCAAGGTCTATAGACATTCTATTACATTTCAAACGTTCTTCTCTAGAAACATCAAACGAGTTTAGTAATCTTTGCATAACATCGTTAGGTAAAGTTGTATAATTTTTTGTTGTTTTACCCAATATCGTTTCCTTGAAAAGATATGATGTTCTACTTATATCTTTAGAATGTATACAAAACATATCGGCGATCTCTTTCGTCGAACGCGATACTTTGTACATTCTACACGCGTATAAAACACAGTTTCCTTTTATACCTAGACGGACTGCACCCCTTGTTAATTTTTTATCATTAAATTTTTTATACATCATTTTTGCATCTTTTAAAACATTTTCAGGTAAAGATATACATGCTTCTTCTATATCTTTATAAGCATGGTATAATGATCTATCTTTATGATTCATAGATTGATGGAAATTTATTTTTGCTAACCTCTTCATTCCATACGACGAAGAACTCTGTGTAGAAATAATTGTACCTTTACCCCATGCTTCTGAAAAAAGTTCAGGGTTTGCGTTAGGATTACCACATCTCGCTGGATCGTTTACCCTACCATCATCAGTTATACCACTCGTCCATTCTGGGTTTTCGTCTATAAATAGTGTATCTACTAAACCACATTGTGAACATGTTGGTATACCCTCTTTTGAAATTACTTTAACGTTTTGACATTCTTTACATAAATTTATATTGATCGACTTTGTTATTACTTGTTTATTTTGTAGTTTGTCTACGACAGACCATATAGTAGTCAGATCCATTATACATTATATTCTTAAAAATAATAAATTTTAATTTCGCACTTAGGTATTAAAAATTTAGATCATCTGCTTGTACTCTCGCTATTGATTCTATATTATCAACCATTTGCTTATATCTTAAAGACCCCGGACTCCTTGGTTCCCATTCTTTCCATTCTTTATCTATAATTCTACTATTAGAAGGTGGTATAACAACACCGTCTATTTCTGAATCAGAAACAATAAAATCTTCAAGGTCGCTACCACTATCATCAGATTCATCTATAATATCACTCTCTTCTTCAGAGTCTATTTCATCTATCATACAGTATAAATTGTCTTTTACGTTTTTAAAATAGTTATTTATTTGGTGGTGTTCTGATAAATTTTCTTCCTGGACAAGTTCATCATTATCTTCAAGCTCGTATAATCTTGCACCTTTATAAGTCATCGATGTTTCTGTATAATAGGAAACTACTACATAATCTCTATTGTTTTCCTTTACTTTAGCGTATATCTCGTCTTCTATATCGTCTTCTAAGTTCACTAGAACTTTTATTAATTCTCCAGGCTGAATTTCTGAAATATTAATCATTATTAAAGTTTTCATACAAAAATATTTACAGATATTAGCACAATGGGGATTGAAATTTTATCCAAAGAAGGATGTCAATACTGCGACTTAGCAGTTGATTTATGTAAAGAATACAAATTAGAAAACAAAAAAGTTTTAGTAGACAAAGAAGAATTAAAAAAAAGATGTGGTACTCAAGCATCTGTATATCCACAAATTTTCATGAACGATGAATTGATCGGGAGTTATTTTGACTTTCAAGATTATCTCGAAAATGCTGAACCAATGTTATTACCAAC